TTTATAAAAAGTTAGTTTGTTGTCCGAGCATAAATAACACAGTGAACTTGTCCACTTCGTTGTTGAAGAATGCCTCAGAGTTAATGCCATCAAATTCCGTAGTCACGCAATCCCCGAATCCAACTTGGCGAGAATTAACATAATTTCTCAGCTCATCAAAGTGATTGTTGATTAGGTAATTGTCAACGGCTTCAATTGTGTAGATGTATTTCTCTACCTGCACGATACCAGGAACGGAAAGAATCCATCCGTTAATTGCCAACTCAATCATTGGACACCTCCCTCAATGCAATCTCAATGACGGCTTTGGCTTTGGGAGAAACGATGTTGCCCTCCACTAAATACTTGCGAACGGTTGGGAGTGATACTCCCGTTTTTCTTGCGACAATCTGATAAAGACCTTGTCTGCGTTTCAGTTTGATGATTTCAATTGCTTTCGTGTAATCCATAACGAGAGCAAAAGTAAAATAAACTTATCAGTAATGCAAATAAATTTTACTTTTAATTATATTTTTATGTCCTCACTAAATATCAAATCCCCGAAACGAGCATTCAATTCGTTGACCAATTCCATTTGGATTGATTCGGTAAACGCCTTCTCAAGGAATGGTTGTGGCTTCGTTCCGCTTCGGTGAATATTTCTTGCAATGGCTTTGGCATAAGTGTCATATGATTGACCTTCGTATGGTTTCAATCCTTTTTGCTCTATCCACTGAACAAGTGATTGCCACAAGTACGGAGTGCCTTCAATATGCCCACCTCGTGTTGGCTTCCTTCCGTATTCAATAAACTCCCAATAATCCTCAGCCACAAGAATGGTGTTGATTGATGTGGGTGACTTGGTGATGTTTCCTGGTGCGAACGATTGGCGAAGTTTAGATGATGCGTTTGTTCCATTGGCATCAAGATTCGCCCAAATTGGTGGAATGACCTTCTTGTTCCACCATTCAACTATGATTTGCTGAAGGAGTGACCCTTCGGATGCATCACCTAAATAAGTATCAAGTGCATCAGGCAATTTGGATAAATCTATTTCAGCCATATTGCAACGCTTAAAATGGTTAGGACTACACTCAGCATCTTGTAACTAATTAAAGTTCGTGAGATGGCTTTATTTCGCTTGACAAGTGCATTGTTGTCATCCTTCAGATATCCGATGTTCAACTTCTGCTTGATGATGATTGAATCTTGTTGATCAATGATGACGGAATCCGCTTGGACAATCTTCATCAATTGCCCTACTTTCTGCCTTGCAATCGCACCTTTGACCAAGTAACTATTCGCAGTTCGTAGAGTCGCAGAATCTATGGAGACGGATTGCCCCTTCAAGCCCTGAAGATGTAGCATTAAAAGTATCAAGAAATATCGTGTCATAGTGGTTGATTTCTTCAATGAGCTTTATTCTTTTTATCTTGGTATGTTCAACGATTCGCTCGTGCATCTCTACATTGATCTGCGGTGGTACGGGTCGGTGTTCTTCTTGAAAGTTGAACATTGACCAAAGCACACTACACAGGAACAACGCAACTATTAGCCAAATAAGGAGTGAGGATTTGGAAGTTGATTGCATATCCAGCAAGTATATCAGTTTTCGCATCGTAGAAAGGAGTGGCATTCCCGTTGATACTTAATTCAAAGTCACCATCTGCTTGATTGTTGTTGTCAATCAAAGCAAATATGTCAGCCATAATCTGAGCCGTATCCGACAAGACCTCAATCGTGTTGGATTCAGATTCAAAAACACGATCCATCACAAGCAAAGCAAAGTTGTAGGTCATTAACTTCCCGGCTGACTGGAGATTGAAGCCATCAGGATACAACCAAACAAGCGGATAGTACTCAACATTCTCAACCGTGAGATTGGACTGCTGACCTACACCAAAGTGACCGACCATCTTATGGCTTTCGGCTGCTTCTTGGATTTTTGTGATGATTTGGTTTAGGGTCATTCTTTAGGAATTTGAGAAGTTTGGCTTCGTTGTTCTTCTGCCACTTATTTGTCCTCGTGGGGGAAGTCGTATCCCCAAAAACAATCGTCATAATTTGTAGGTAGATAAATGCCTCCGCTGAATGCGGTGTTCTTTGGTCTGATGGTGTCAAAGGTATTGCCTGGATTCAAGAATAACGGATAATCGATTGTATTGGTACGCAAGTAATCACGCAACCTGTTTGCATAGTATTCGGCTTTATCACGATAGCGACCTTCAATCAATGTCATCTCCTCTACGGATACTGCACGAGCATTGTCAGATTCTCTTGATGCAACTGATTTGTTCATCAACTTAAATGTCATTGGCAACATTGCCTCAGTCAAAGTGTAGTACCTCAAACAAGGTGCGATGTATGAATCCAAAAGGGTTGTGTTTAAGTTGGTTAGCGTTCCTGCGAATGCTTGAACTTGCAACTCGTTGTAAATACCTGAACCGATGACATCCCGGATATAAATCTCTTGAGCTTCTTTGATTGCTGACTTGAGCAACTTATCGTCAACATTCTCATTCAAAGGCGTGTTCGACTTCAAATAACTCGTTGATATGAAATATACAAAGTTCGTCATTTCTTAATTCTCCTTAATAATTGTTGTTGCCAAATGTGTCTGCATTGTGGAACATTCACATCTCTCACGGGATCGTGATACCATCCACCTCGTCTGCTCCAAACATCAATTCCCGTTTCACTCTGAGCCGACATCGCATCAATATCCGCACGAGAATATACCCGATTGCTTTGAACAATTTGACGGCAGAACTCACGAGAACCCGGTATGATTATTCCACCGCTGATTCCTGGTGCGATAGAGTATTTGTAACGAACCACGATTTCGGTTTGCAATTGACTGATTTCATCCAATCCTTTTGGTGTAACCTCAAGACCTTCGTTGTATCCCTTGATCAACTTGGCTTCGTTCAATTTTGCAATGGTATCAACCACGACTTGTGGATCAAGTTTGGTGATGTTTACGATGTCACCTATCTGCAAACCTTTGTTTTCCTTCAGTACATTCAAGATGGCTGATTCAATCGCAGATGCGAAGTCAAACTTCATCGGTTCAAAGTTCTCCGCAGGTTCACCGTACTTCATAAACACCGCCAAATCTCTTTCATCATCCCATCCAAAAGGATTTTGTGATGACAAGGCAACGGGTGCAACGGTTGGTTCTATCTCTTCAAATCCCAATTCCTTCCGTGCTTCGTTCTGCGTTAATAGTCCAGCAGTAAACAAGGCAACATAATCAACTCCAATAGGTGGCTTGTTAATGGTTTCCAAGCGAACTGGACTGATGAACTCAAACAAATAAGTGAAAGTATCATCAATCTTTTGTTGACGGGGTTCTATGTATGACTGTTGGAACATCTCATACGCTTCAATCATCTCGCTACGACCACCCAATTGACCCTCCACACGCACTCCAAACAACATCGGAGAGTTTACCTTGTGTGCAACAAATATCTCTTGTTGTACGGTCTTATTCAATAAGTCAAATTGCTTGTCGAAATCCGATGGTTGCAAGTTGCTGATCACCGACTCTTTCTCTTGTGGGTCGTTATACTGAATGATAAGTCCACCGGCATTGTCCGTGCCTTGATAGTTTTCTTTGAATCGTCTTGCAGTTGCACGAGCTTCTTCAGGTGTTGGGATTCCCTTGAATAACTGGATGTGCGTTTGTGCGGTGAATCCGTTTTTGATTGAGTTCAAATAGTAATTTGAAATCTCGGTGTCCACTTCAATGTACTTCAACGCACCGATGTAATCCGGCAAAGGATATTCGCCTTGACCAGGTCGGTAGAATTGGCAATAATAAAGTGACTTTGATTCTCTTGTAGTTGCGTTGAATGGCTGATAGTGAACTTGCTCCGCTTTGCGGTCAGTCCAATCCTCACAATACACATACTCAGCTTCAAGTCCTTTGCGGATATTCTTGAAAGGGATGTGGTAAATCTCTGCAATTGCCGTCTTCGCTTTGTTCCAAATTATCTCTAAGCAATAACCATTGAATAACTCAAGGTCGTACGCTATTTTGGTTTTGACTTGGTCAAGGGTTTCGTAGCCGTTGATGGCTTTGATCTTGGCTTCGGCTTTTGCGATGTCAACGGTGTTTTGTCCAAATACTTTAGTGCCAACTCCAGATATATACGAAGCTTTTGAAGAAACGATTGCATTGTGCTTGGGGCTTTTGTTAAATAGTTCTATTAGAAATTCGGGATAGAGATTGTCCGCTCCGAAAGTGACATATCCTTTCGCCTTGTTTTCTTTGAAAACGGGAAGGACATTGTCGTGAAAATTAATTCTTTGGAAGATCATCTCTACTAAATAGCAATCATTCCTTTTTGTTAGAGAACTTGTCAATAGATGTGAATCCAAGACAAGCAATCACGATGAATTCTACTGCACTAACCAAATCGGGAGAAGGTACAATGTCAGCAGGACTAAGAGAATTGTGAGCCATAGTGCCAAACAAAACAAAAGCACCGATAATGCCAACGAATCTTTTGGATGATGCTTCTCCTTTGTCACCTTTGAAAAAATCTAAAAACTTCATATTTCGTTTGAGTTTAATAATGTGTAAGTGAATGAATTCCCGTGAAGTGCTGCGGCTTTTTTAACGATGACCATAAACTCGTCAAAGTCAGCGGACTTTTTGAACACCTGACATCCTTCACTCCAGTTCTCCACATAGGTAGAATCTGCACCGGCTTTGTGGATGTTGATTCCAAACACACCTTCTTGAATTTTGCTTTCATCATAGGTCATATCCTTGTTGGCATCACGATACACTTTCACATTCTTGGCTTGTTTCAATGCCTCATATTTGCCTTGATGCAAACCGATAGCGTGTGAACCACGATATTGACCAGCAACCAAACGAGCAACACCAGCAGCGTTGTGAAATTCCTTCACGCCCTTTGTTCCTGGGTCAGTTGTGGCTGCCCACTTTTTGAATACCCAAGCACCGTTGTGTTTGTAGCTCAAAGTTAAAAAGTCATCAAAAAGGTTTGTCACCTTGTTGCCGGTTGAACTTTGGCGAACACCGATGATGTTCAGGTTCAACTCTCCATCGGAGAAATATGCGAATCCCTTCTTGATCATCGCAGCTTCAATTTGTTCTCTTGTCATCTTCCTTGTTTATTATATGGTTTGGTTGACTTATGTTTGTTTTTGTGCTTGGTATGTCTGCGGAGCTTATTCTTTGGCTTCGCTCTAAATGTGGATGTGTTGGTTGCCTTTGCCATTAGTTAAATATGTATAAACGGAAATACTCAAAGTCCTCTTTACCACCTTCTTCAACATAGTTCAACCAAGCATCGTATGCCTTGCCTGATAGTTTCAATGGCACTTCGCTTGTATCAAGTCCAGCACCAATCATCTTGGCTGAAAACACTTCAACTTTCTTGGTCATCACATCAACCTTGTTCTCGGCAATGGCAACGGCTTCTTTTAACTGTGCTTTCTCTTCAACTTTCTCAGCGACCATCTTCTCACCCATTGCTTTTGCTTGTGCAGTTGCAACCGATGCCATCTCTAAATTCTCAGATATCTTTTGGAGCATCAGTTCCACTTCGTCAACAGGTACTGACTTGGTCTTTTTAATTGGTGTGGCAATAATCCCCACAAAAAAACAAGCGACAAAAAGCAATGTGATGTGTTTCATAATTTTTTCATAGTATTCATTATCCGAATCTCCGTGATGGCAGATGCCAATGCAGAATCTGAACGCTTCAGGGCGTAGGTCAATCGGTCAATCTTAATATCAAGAGCATCTATCTTTTGATTACTCTTTTCAATTTGTTCTTTGTAGCCCGAGCGAAGGTCAACATACAAATAAGACACAGCCACAAGCATACAAAAAGCAACGGCAGCAATTGGATTTTTCTTAAATTGGTCAAACGATACTGGAAGTGCTGAAGGTTTTTTGATAGATGCCACGCAAACAAATAGAAATTTACTCCTTGTGTTGCTTTTTGTCTTTGTCCATATAATACTGATCAACGAAGAACACAATTCCAAAGAAGAACAATGCAATCATCGCTCCTGCGAAGATGCTGACGATGTACATTTCTGCTATCTTTTCCATTACTTTTTATCTGCCATATGTTTAACACCCATAATCGTTCCGATGATTGAGAACGAGTTGGTCAAGATGATTCCAAATAGATTGCTCCAGGTAGTTTCAATGATTGTAGAATTTAACCCCTTACTGATGACATACAAATAAAGAATCGTTGTCAAGATACAAACCGCACCAATCACCGATAATGCAACCTTCACAATCAATCCAATCAGTTCAAATTGAGTCCTTTTTTGTAGTGATTCCAAATCCTCAACGGCTGCGTTCTTGAGCATCTCAGATTGTGCAAGTGATTGTTGCAAATCAATCATCAACTTCTCACGATCCGCTTGGCTTTCAATTAAGTCCTTGTTTTGTGATTGGACTTGTTTGGTAATCTCTAATCGTTTCCGTCTTGTTTCTTGATCACGCTGCTTTGCTTCATCAATGTACCTTTGGAATTCCTCATCCGTTGTTTGGATGACTTTCAAGACATTGCCCTCTAAACCAACCTTTTTTGTTTTCCATAGGTTGAGCAGTTGTTGGGCAGTATCATTGCTTAGAATCACTTGTATACCTTAAACGGAGCAGTTTTGTTCTTGTACCCTTGATAATCTCTGCGGAAAGATTCCAATCTCGGTTCAATCTCATCGGATTTGATAATCCAAAACTGAGCTCCAACGGATTTCGCCTTGTCAATTTCTTGTTTATCGTCTGAACTGGAGATGATTCCGATGACAACACCGTTGCCATACTCCGTGTTGATTTTCCTGATCAACTCAATCCCGTCAAATGAAGAACCAATGATGTTCAAATCCACAAACACGCATTCGGGTCTATCTTCCACAGGACCTTCATTGAACCACTTCTTGAATAGTCGGTCGGCTTCGTCTGAAGATGTTAAACTCTGCAGGGAAAGTGTGATGTCCAGCAAAGAACAAGAATCTTCAAAAACTAAGTGGAATAAATCCTCGTCATCTACAAGCAATATGGAATCAATCATCGTATTTTTATCTTTAATTTTGTACCTATTTCTAATTTCTCAGCAGTCACCGGGAATTTGTGTTCATCCATTATCGCAATACAAATGTTCAAACCCAATCCGCTTCCAGCTTCTTTCTGCCCTTCTTTTCGTTTATACGGTTGCGACCATTGAATCAAATCCTCTTGACTCATTCCACGACCATTGTCAACGATGCAAAGATAGTTGTCCTCCGCAAATATGCGAATCACCTTTGTTGAACTATCGTTGTACTTTAACCCGTTTCTGATTAGGTTATCAACGGCAGTACAAAACAACGACTCGTTCACTTCAATAATGGGTAGTTCTTCAATGACAACTTGCTTTTCATAACTGGTACTGCTCAGGTAACTGATAAGTATTTCACGCAGATCAAACTCATTCTTTTCAAGTTGTGCATCTGCCTTCACCAAGTTCGTGAATTCTTTCACTCCCTTGTACACTTTTTGCGTGTGGGTCAATCCCTCTTCAATCATCCTAAGTGGTGCATCAATCTTTAAGTCCTTGATTTGCTCTTCAGACAATCTGCGTTTTAACGAACTCAAACCA